TACAATATTTGGTAGAGCCGCTCAAAAAGCGAGTGCTGAGATTGTTTCAACCCGCATCGGGTATGCCGCTTCTGCTGAACTTGAAAAGATAAAAAGTAGCATTGAAAGCGGTGCTTCTGGCGGTCAGGCTGGGCTACAGCAGTTTAATGCTGCCATTAAAGGTTATTCATCTGCTTTGGGTGCTTATGATCCCGTTGCTGGCAAAAAGTTGGAAGCTGAGTTGGCTTACAAAAGCAACCAGTTGTATCTGGCTGCCAGTAAAAAAGCAGCATCATCTATTGGGTCGGCTGCAAAAGATGAGATAGAGCAATTTCTTGTTCAGCAGAGAAGTTCAATTAGTAGCCTTGTGCAATCTGGAGATAGTTATGCTGTCGGCCCAGCGGGTGAGACAATCAAGTTATCTTTGAATGAAAAAAAAGCCATTGAACTAAAGAAAACCATATCGCTTGCAAGTAAGATTGGCAGCGCATCGTTGGTTAAAACTACAGTAGATGCTTTTGAAAAGGAATGGAAAGACCAGTCTAAGGCTGTTGCTGCAATATGGGCGACTGATCCTGAAAAATCCAGACAGAGGATTAACCAGTTGCGTTCTGGAACTGTAGACGATCCTGCAATTCAATCTATTCTAGATTCTCTAGACGTAAATGATAGGCTTTCTGTTATCACCACGACTATAAACTTGTCTGCCCAGTTCACTGGCCTTGAAAGATCGCAGGAAGCAGAAATTGCAAAGCAACAAAAAGCACAAATAAAGCTAACAACTGATAACTTTTACTCAGCGTTGCATGTTGGAAATGCAGACGGAGCCAAAACTGCATGGAATGAAGTAAATCTTGTAGACCCAACTGCGGCTGCCAAATTAAAAAAACTTCTTAACCCTCCTTCTATCCAAAAAGATAACGAGGATTCCAAGAAGCGTCTTGCGTTAGACGAGATTAATGGCACGTTGACAATGGATGAGGTTAGTCAAGCATTTGCGGAAGATAACATTACTCATAAAACGCTTTTGGATTTCCAAAAAAGATTAAAAGCGGATGAAAAAGATAGCGTCAAATCTGCTATGCAATATTTAAGAGACGACCCTAAAATTGGCTATAACGGTTTTAACAAAGATTTAGCTAATAGAAAAATAGGGTTAATCCGACAAAAATTGCTATCTGCGCTAGTTGATGATCCCAATTTGGACACAATATCTTTTGTAAAAAAAGAAATTGGTTCGACTGGTTCTTCATTGGATAATGATTTCCAAAATGAATCAAAAATGGAATTAAGAAGATTTGCTACTGAAAATGGTGTTAAGGCCCAACCTGATGGAACGTATCGAGTGAATGATCTTGATGTCGCAATTCAATCCAAAATACCAACAGCAAATTCTGCTGAATTGGATAGGTTGAGTAAATTAGCTAGAGCAATTTTAAGTCTCAGGGCTGGCAACATTATGGGAATTGAATAATGGATATTGATCTGGAATTTATGAGATTCAGAACCATGCGTTCAACTGGAGGTGGTGACTATGAACTCAAGAAAGATGATCTTGGGTTTTATAGGTACACGCTATTACCCGTTCCTGATGCGGCTGCCGCTCTTGGTGACCAACCAACGCCCATTCCTGAAGTAGCAATCAAAAAAGGAATAGCTGCGGCTGCTGCTCCAACAGACACTGGTGTTAAATTTACGTCTGATCTTCTCAGGTCAGGTGTTAACAAATTGAATGATAAGACCTTTTCCTTGCTTGCTGATAGGTTCGCCGCTGCTGGTGTAGATCAAAAGATTTTTAAAAAGATATTGGAATCTACGGCTGGTGAAGTCAGTAACTTTGCTATGGATATTTTCTTGCCTCAAAGCACGGCTGACGTTGCACTTGGTGCGGCATTCCCGCTTGTAGATATTCCTAAAGCAGCAAGAAAAGCAGCCGGAATGACAGCAGGAACTCTTTACACGACTCAATTAACTACTCCTAGCGAACCACAAACTAAAGAGGCGCAGTAATGGCTACTACATTAGAAACCAGCATTGATGCTATGACTGCGAAGCCTACGCAAGTAGTGCCTCCAATCAATATCAACCCAACTGGTGACCCTCTTTCGGACATCGGGCCAGGTCAATCTGAAGTACCGCCATCTATTGATTCGTTTTCTGTTACAGAAGACGCACCTACTGTTGTCTCTGATGTTCCAGAAGAACCAGTAGTCGCAGGTCAGCAAGAGGCATCTGCAAAGGGAATATTTAAGGCAATCGAAAGAGGGGCAAAAGTTATTGAGCAAAAGTTTGGCGCAGAAGAAGCATTGCGTCGTTCTCAAATTGTTCCAAAAATTGAAAACATAACGCCCGTTGAAGGTGGCTATTTAATTAGGACTGCTGATGAAGCAGAATTGCAATCAATCCTTGGAGCAATACCTGATTATAATGGGACAAGCCTTAATATTGTTCGTTTTGGCAACACAATAGGAACTGATGCAGCAGATTATTTTGCAAGGGTTAAAGCGGCAAACCCTGATCTTATTGACGCTGCTAAAAGAGGAACCATAACAATAGATCAACTCCTTGCTAGTGCTGAAAATGTTGGGTTAAATGATATAGTACAAAAATTTGCAATGAGGAAGCCAGGTCAAAACCTTCCATTGGCTGAAGATGTTGTTGCTGGGATAGTCGGCTTAAAAAGCCTACATCTTGAAATGAAAACGCTAGTTGATGCTGCTAATGTTAGCGGATCTCCAGAAGATGCAAGAAAAGTTTTACAAGCTCTAACTTTAACAAGAGCATACATTAGTGGGTTGTCGGGTGTTGTTTCAGAGACTGGTCGTACACTTGGTGCAGTTGGAGGCTTGGCTCAGAAAACTGGTGTTAATTTAACTCAACTAGAACAGGAAACAGATCTTGTATTCCGTCGATTTGAAGCAAGCGGTGATCTAAAATTATTTAATGAGTATTTGGGTTTTCTTGAAACAGATGCTCAAAAAACAGCTTTTATTAACGGCAGTTGGTATAACAAACTTAAAAGTGGAGTTGGTAAAACTTACGACATTATTCAAGAAGGATTTATCAATGGCCTTCTATCCGGTCCACCAACCCATATGATTAACACATTTGGCAATGCCGCATTTGGCACATGGCAGGTTGGTGAAAGATACACTGCTGCTGGTATTGGATATATACGGACGCTTGGTGGATATACAGGCAAAGAACGTCTTACACTAAGCGAGGCAAATGCGTTTGCGCTTGCAAGTAAAGATGCGTTTCAAGACGCTCTCAGAATTGCTGGAGCAAGTTTTGTGCGTGGTGAGCCTATAACAGGTGGCCTTGGGTCAAAAGTTGAACTGTCTCGACGCAAAGCCCTAGATGCAGAAAACCTTGGAGTTATGCCGGATACACCGTTAGGTCTTGGTATTAATTTGCTCGGAACAATCCAAAGGATGCCTGGCAGGTTTTTGATTGCAGAAGATGAATTTTTTAAGACCGTTGCTTATCGGCAAGAATTGGCTGCACTTACAATCAGAGAAGGTGACAAAGCATATTTTGCATCTAAAGCTGCTGGAGATGCTGAAGATGTCGCTCGTCTAAAAGGAGCCAGTGTATCAGCGAGTTTTGCCAACAACCCTCCAGATTCATTAATGGCAGACGCGATGGCTCACGCAAAGAGTTCGACGTTCCAGACTGAGATGACTGGTACATTAAAGAGCCTAGAAGAGTTTTCAAACTTGCCAGTGGTTAAGTTTATCATACCGTTTTTTAGAACCCCAACAAATATTTCGATTGAGGTTTTAAAAAGAACACCGTTAAATCCTAGTGCCTATTCTGCAATGTTAAAGTCAGGGCCAGAAGCTGATTTGGCTTTGGCTAGGTTTGGCCTTGGTTCGGCAGCAATGGGGACATTTGCTTATATGGCCTATGGAGCAGATAAGCCTGACTTTTTTATTACTGGTAAAGGTGAAAGCGAGAGGGCAAACAAAGACAGAGATTCCCGTCTTGGAATTCAACCTTACTCGTTTGTATTTAAAAACCCTGACGGTTCTTATGAAAGCGTGTCGTATGCTAGGTTTGAGCCTTTGTCTGCATTGTTAGCCATATCAGCAGATTATGCTCAATACGCTAAGGACACAGACTTTACTGACAAGGGAAACCTAGATACGGCTCAAGAGTTGGCATCAGTTGGTGCGCTAGCACTTGCTCAATATATGTCGACACAGCCGTTTGTAGAAGGAATGGCTGAGTTCTCTCAAATATTTGAGGAATACAAAAGAACCGACAATAAGGACGTAATCAAACTCTTTCTTGAAAAGGCCACCAAAGGAGTAACTGGAACTATTATTACTGCAACTCCTGGCTTTGGCTCACTCTCTGCAACGGTTGAAAGATATGTAGACCCTACTGGTAGCGAAACCTATGTGCCTTCGTCCGTCAGCTCGGATGCAAATGAAATAGTTTCTGGGTTCTATCAGGCTCTTGACCGAGCAAAATCAAGAGTGCCTGGCCTGTCAAAAGATGTTGAGCCTAAACTTAATATCTGGAACGAAAATGTGATGCAGGGAAGGGGTTCATCTCTGGATTTAATTAGTCCGATTAAAATTATAAACGGAAAATATAATCCTGTAGATGCAGAATTACGCCGTCTTGATATCGGACTTGATACGCCACCTAAAAGTATTGTCCCAAATGTACCTTTGACATCCAAGCAATATAACCAATGGATTCAGATTGCGAACACAATGGATGAGGCAGGTAATATGCCTGGAGACAGTGGATACAATGAAGGCACAACTTTGCTTAACTCGTTAACTCAGATGATAAAATCTGAAGATTACAAATCTATGCCCGTTAAAGAACAACAGTTAATGATTAAGAACACATATAATGGTGCGTATCGGCAAGCGAGAGACATGATTATCTATGAGTTAAATCTTACTAGCCCTGAATTTAGAGACCGTCTCAAGGCGGCAAAACCAAAAATGTCAGAGTCGCTAGACTTCATGCAGCAGTGAGATTGAGCAACAAGACCGTGTAGTGTATAAGGTGCAAATCGAGCGAGGTGATCTATGGCTGATTATAATATTACCGCAGTAACCCGTAGGGTTGTCTACACCGGATCTGCTGGTGTCGGCCCTTATGCGTTTACGTTTCCAGTCATCAGCCAGACAGACATTGCCGTCTATAAGAACTCGACCAAGCTGACGCTCACCACAAACTACACTGTGACGATTAACGGGGCTAACGGCACTGGGTCGGTGACTCTGGTGGTTGCCGCTACAAGTGCTGACCGTATTGTTATCATCGGTGCAAGGGCTATTGAGCGTACCACAGACTTCGTGACCGCTGGTGACTTGAAAGCCTCGTCTCTCAATGAGCAGTTGGATGCCTCTATCATTCTGATCCAACAGCTTGCTGAAGAAAACAAGCGTACTCTGAAGGCTCCGCAGTATGATGCGGCAGCGGTTGAGGACGGTGGAAATGTTAACATGGTTCTGCCTGTACAAGCAGACCGCGCTGGAAAGACATTAGCATTTGACTCCAATGGTAATCCGGTTGTTGTAGGCAGCTCATTTGGTTCTGGATTTGTTACTATCACATCAGGCACTGGTGCAGCTTCAATACCTGCCAGCACGACAGCAAATCGTCCTACACCTGCTGTCGGTTATTTTAGGTTTAATACTGATCTAAATCAATTTGAAGGCTACAACGGTACTAATTGGGGTGCAGTTGGTGGCGGTGCTACAGGTGGTGGCAATGATGAGATTTTTCATGAAAACGATCAGATTGTAACAGCCGATTACACAATAGGCACAGGTTCTGCAACTAGTAAGAACGCAGGAACATTCGGCCCAATCACGGTAAATAGCGGCGTGACCGTTACCGTCCCTTCTGGTAGCACATGGTCGATAGTATGATGAACATTATTTTGGAGACTGTCTGATGCCTGTAAAACTCAATGGCTCAACATCTGGATCGGTGACTATAGACGCTCCTGCTGTAGCCGGAACCAACACGCTCACACTTCCTGCTGTGACTGATACACTTGTAGGTCTAGCCGCTACTCAGACGCTGACCAATAAGAGCGTTGCTTTAGCTGCTGGAACAGCATCTGTTGCCCCTCTTAACCTTACATCTGGAACAAATCTGACAACCGCTACTGCTGGTGCAGTGGAATACGATGGCAAGGTGTTCTACGGAACCCCGCAGGGTGCGCAGCGCGGTGTTATACCCGACGCTCAGTTCTATCGGTTAAACGCTGATTATGTAGGGACAGCATCAACTAGCGCACAAGGCATATATGGGTCATCGCTTGGTGTAACGCTGTCCTCAAGCACAGTTTATGCGTTTGAAATGGTTGTTGTTTTTTCAAAAATAGCTACCGCAACAGCGCATAGTTTGTCTCTTAGTTTTGCTGGAGCAGCTACAATTAACAATATTTTGTATGGTGGCGTGTACAATGCTCTCTCCGGTGTTTTTACATCAGGTGCGGGCAGTGGTCCGCTTACATTTTTTTCAAACACAGCCGCAGCAACTTCTATGGGCAATGCTAGTGCAACCGCTAATTGGAATTGGCCAATGCAATTAAGAGGCACTGTTTCCATTAACGCTGGCGGTACGTTTATTCCGCAATATACTACGTCAGTGTCCGTTGGCCCTTATTCAACCCTTGCAGGGTCGTATTTCTTAATCTACCCAATTGGCTCCGCAGGACTTATTAACGTAGGAACATGGGCATGACCATAACTATTAACGGGACCACAGGTATCGCTGGTGTTGATGGCTCCGCTGCTACTCCAGCAGTGCAAGGCGGCGACGCCAACACGGGTATTTTCTACGGCACAGATATCGTAGCCATCTCGACGGGCGGCACTGAGCGGATGCGTGTTAATGCGTCTGGTCAGGCAGAGTTCACGGCTGGAACAGCGGCTCTTCCGGCGATTACTGCGACTGGCAACACCAACACGGGTATTTTCTTCTCGGCAGCCGACACGATTGATTTTACTGAAGGTGGAGTTGCTACTGGGCAGTTTGATTCAAGCGGAAACTTTAAGTTCAACTCCGGCTACGGCTCGGTAGTAACGGCATACGGCTGCCGTGCGTGGGTGAACTTTGACGGCACGACCAACACGGGTGGTTTCTGTACTATCCGTGGTAGTGGCAATGTTACGAGCGTTGCTGACAATGGTTTGGGTGACTACACGGTGAACTTTACGACTGCAATGCCTGATGTAAATTACTGCGTAACCATATCTAATACAAATAGTGCAACTTCTACTGCTGATACTAAATTGCTCGGAATAAGCCCACTAGCAAATCCAACTGTGTCGCAACTTAGATTATCATGTCACAGGACAGGAGCTGCCGCTTTACTTGATTCGGATTTTTCTAGTGTTGCTGTATTTCGCTAAAAGGATAACCCAATGAACCGCATCATATATCCAAACGACGACGGTGGAGTATCCATCCTCATCCCCGCTCCAGAAGCCCTTGAAACGATGACCATTGAGGAAATCGCTGCCAAAGACGTACCTGCTGGTAAGCCATTCAAGATTGTAGATGTGTCCGACATTCCATCTGACCGCACGTTCCGCAATGCGTGGGAGTATAGCGCATGATCACGATCAACTTAGACAAGGCCAAGACCATCGCCCATGAGAAGCGTCGTTCTGCGCGGTCTGCCGAGTTCGCACCACTGGACATCAAGGCTACGATCCCGTCTGAGGCGGTAGCTGCTGAAGCGGCAAGGCAACTCATCCGAGACAAGTACGCAGGGTTACAGATAGACATTGATGCTGCTGCTGACGTAGTAGAACTCAAGAGCCTTGTGGGAGTGATGACATGACTGGAACTCTAAAGACAACGCTTATCCAGAACCCGTCATCGGCTGATGTTAACATCACGCTAGGTGCGTCTGGTGAGGTCACCCTTGCCAAGAGTCCTGTGTTGAATGGCTCTACGTCTGGAACACTTACGCTTGCCGCTCCTGCTGTAGCTGGTACTAATACAATCACATTCCCTGCTGCAACAGACACGGTTGCAACTCTTGCTGCTACACAGACGTTAACCAATAAAACTATCCAAGGTGGGGCTATTACATCTGCTACAGCACAATCACAACCTGCATCTCCTGCGGTTGCTAATGTTGACTTCACTAGCATACCGTCTTGGGTAAAGCGTATTACTGTGATGTTTAGCGGCGTAAGTACGAGTGGAACAAGTCCCCAGTTAATTCAACTTGGTGATTCTGGCGGGGTTGAAATTACTGGGTACTTGGGCGCGGCTTCAACAAGTTCTGGAACAGGAACAAACAACGCTAACTACACCACAGGGTTTGGTTTAACTGGAATTGCAGCCCCCTCGGCGGGTATTATAGTCCACGGCTCTGTGACAATAACTGCGTTAGACCTCGCCACTAATTTATGGGCGTGCGCTGGCGTTTTGGGGATTTCAAGCTCGGCGGGAACATCCCAAATTGGGGCTACAAAAACTCTTTCCGGCACACTTACTCAAATCCGCATAACTACTGTCAACGGCACAGATACTTTTGACGCTGGCACTATCAACATTATGTACGAGTAACATCATGGAAGCTGACGAAGCCAAACTTGTAATTGATTCGACCATAGCAACAGGTGCTATCACAATGCCGCTATGGGTTACTGAGTTACAGGGTTGGATTGGTTTTGCTGCTGTAGTAGGCGGTCTGATCCTTGTTTTGATTCGTATTGCTCTTGCAATTAGAGATTGGAATAGAGCATAAATGGATCCTTTTACGCTCATCGCAGGTGCGACAGCCATCTACAATGGGATTAAAGGGGCCGTCGATAGTGGACACGAAATGCTGGACGTTGCCGAGAAGGTCGGCAGTCTGTTCGGTCGCATTGCTCAGATCACTCAGTTAACCAGTGCTAAAAAGAAAAAGAAACTGTTCCAGTCTCAGGCAGAGTATGAAGCCGAGGCCATTAAACTTTACACTCTAAAGCAAAAAGCCCAGCAATTACAATTAGATACACGCAATCTATTTATTTCTGCATACGGTGTAGCAGCGTGGTCGTCCATACAAAAAGAGATAATCGAAATGAGGAAAGAGGCACAGCGTGAGGCAGCGGCTGCACAGCGTGAGGCTGAAGAGAACCGCAAAGACATGATCATGGGTGCATGGTTAATCGGTGCTGTTGTCCTGTTCTCTGTCTGCGTTGGTATCGGCATGGTATTGTTTGCTCACAAATGAAGTACCTGATCATAGCCATGATGATTGTCTTGACTGGGTGCGAAGACCGCTACCGATACCCGTGCCAAGATCCTGCCAACTGGGACGCACCTGAATGCAATCCTCCTATTTGCACCGCTTCTGGAACTTGTTCAGCCGACACCCTAAAAAGAAATCCATGCGGAGCCGTCGCAAGATGAGGATCAAAGAGGATGAACTTCATGCTCTCTTGCAGTTTATCATCGGGGTCAGCCTTTGCCTGACACTGACGGGTACTGTGTTCGCTGTCTTGTACAGCCTGATCTTTGTCGTGCAGCCGATTGATGGACAGGCTCCAAACGACCAAGAATTTTTTAAGCTAATCGCACCGATTGCAACATTCTTAACAGGCACGCTGTCAGGCATCATGCTCGGCAGCAAATCTACCGGAGGTAAAGATGGATCTACTTAAAGCATTCGGGCCGTTACTATCCTCGGTAGCCCCTACCCTTGCAACGGCTCTAGGAGGCCCACTGGCTGGCCTTGCTGTCAAATCCCTATCCAAGGCACTGCTAGGTGCTGAAGACTTCTCAGAGGAAGCCGTAATGGATGCTATGGCTACTGCATCTCCAGAGCAGTTGGCTGCCGTGAAAAAGATCGACGCTGATTTCAAAGTCCAGATGAAAGCCTTGGACATTGACCTGGAACGCATCGCTGTTGACGACCGTAAATCTGCCCGTGATATGCAGAAAGAAACCAGAGACTGGATACCACGGGCGTTAGCAGTGTCAGTGACCGCAGGGTTCTTTGCTATTCTGATTTATATGCTAGTCTATGGCTTGCCGACAACAGGCAACGAGGCGTTGTTGCTGTTGCTCGGTGCGCTACAGACTGCATGGGGCGGCATCATTGCGTTCTACTTTGGATCGTCATCTGGCAGTCAGAAAAAAGATGCTATGATCTATAACTCAACTCCAAAGGAGTGACCCGTGGAAGATAATTTTAGCGAATCACTTGCCCATGTTTTGAAATCAGAAGGGGGGTTCGTAAATCACCCCAAAGACCCAGGGGGAGCAACCAATCTCGGATGCACGAAGCGTGTCTGGGAAGAGTGGGTAGGCCATGAGGTAACGGTAGATGACATCAGATCCCTCACAGTTGCCGACGTCACGCCGCTCTATAAGAAGAAGTACTGGGACGCAGTCCGTGGCGATGACCTCCCGCGAGGTGTTGATTTTGCTGTGTTCGACCTTGCTATTAATTCTGGTACTGGTCGTGCCAGCAAGCTACTACAAAGGGCTGTCGGTGTGGCTGCTGACGGTGCTATCGGCCCCGCAACCCTAGCCGCTGTAGCTAATGTCAACCCTAGAGAGTTGGCTACCAAAGTCTGCGAGGCCCGTATGGCTTTCCTTCAAGGTTTGCCAACATGGGAGACGTTTGGTAAAGGGTGGGCGCGACGGGTCAAAGAGACCGAGAAGATTGCGTTCAACATGGCGGTGGATTAATGCCCAATAAAAAGTTGTCTAAGGACGTCGCTATGGACGCTGTGCGTCTTTGGTACAGATGCAACAAGAGTTATGTTCTTAGTAGCAAAATATCAAAGATTCCAAGGACAACTATCCAGACAAGGGTAGACATTGCCAAGGTAATGTACCCTGAGATCTTCGCGCAAATTGAACTTGAGCCGTCCGCAAATTGGACATACCCACAGCAACTAGAGATCACATTTGATAATGGCGTAGTGTTGATTGGCTCGGATGCCCATATCTGGCCCGGCCCTGAGACTGTAATGATGAAGGCATTCGTTGCTGTCAGTCGCAAGTTGAAGCCGGATGTTATTGTCCTCAATGGTGACATTCTTGATGGTGCAAAGGTCAGCCGTCACGGCTCTCTGTTGAATGCTCACGCTCCAAAAATCTCCGCTGAGATAGACGCAGCTACCAAGTGGATAGCCAAGCTACAGCCGTCAAAGCACAGGATCTGGACGATGGGTAACCATGACCAGCGTGTTGACCACTACTTAGCTAACAACGCACCTGAGCTTGATGATTATGCAGGTCGGATCTCAGACAGGTTCCCGACATGGGAGTTCTGCTGGGCGGTCAATATCAATGGTGTAGAGATCAGGCATCGCTTCCGCTCTGGCATCCATGCAGGATGGAACAATGCTCTACACTCTGGCGTGACAACCATTACTGGTCACACCCATCAGTTGCAGGTTACAGCAGTTCGCAATCGTAATGGAACCCACTGGGGCATTGAGGATGGTATGCTCGGTGATCCGTCTCACAAGTGTTTCGAGTATGGCGAGGGAACCCCAAGCAGAGCGCAGCCGGGATTCCTAGTGTTGTCCTTCATTGACGGTGTGCTGCTGCCGCCAGAGATGTGTGAGTTGATCAATGGTGAGCCAGTCTTCAGAGGTAAGCACGTCCTTTAATAATCGTGCTCTTCGTCTAGGAAATGATCATGGGCTGCTAAAAATGCTTCTGGTTCAATATAGGCATTTACACGATCCCAGATCATTTTACTAAGATCATTACTACGTAGTGTCGTAGCCCCGTCCCATTCCAAGGTGTTGCCATCCCAAACGATTGCATCCAGATACCAAATGATTTCTGCTTCTCTGTCAAAGACAACATAGGCTTTGATGTCATAGATAGTCTTGTCTATCAGTGGCAGATCAAGTTCTTCGATTTCAATAATTATATCACCCATTACTCTTTCTCCTTCAGTGCTTTTTGTGCAATCCTCACAACTTCCATAAGAAGCGATAACAGGTAACCCTCCGCTGCGGTCATGGGTTGAGGTATTCCTTCAGACCCCGCATACACTTCATAAATTTCCCGCACAATCTGCAACCCCTCGTCCTCTCCTCTGCTGAACCCGTGTGCAAATCCATCATCCCAAGCATCATCCCGCTGTAGCCCTATGTTCTCTGACAGTTCTTCTAATTCTTTACGCAGCCGCTCGATCTCGTCAGCCGCTTCTTTCCACGGCCCCATGAAGTTAAGAACGCGCAGCCTATCTACAATATCTTCCATAACTCGCTTTTCGACTTCTGGGCTAGTGTATGCCATCACTCTTTCTCCTTTGATACCAACGATCCACGCAGTCTTAAAACTTCAGCTTGCAACCTGTCGCATTCAGTTCTCGCATGATCATAGTGCATCTGAAGGTCTGAGTTAGCTAACCGCAACTGCTTGATCTCTTGGATTACACGATGCCTGATCTTGTATTGCTCAGACAATATATCCATCGTACTCTTTGAGTTCTTTAATAACGTCCATCACCGCTCCTCACCTACTGGCTCATTGTATTTAGCCATGATCATTTCAATTTGAAGCATGATCCATTCATACGCCTTCAAACTATTCTCAAACTCTGGATGGTTGTAAATAAACTCAAGGAAATCCAGCAGTTCCTTGACCATCTTAACGGCTATTTTCTGTTTGAATTTTAACAGTTCAATCTCGGCATTTTTTTCTCTAAATTCACTGTTAACAATTCTAAACATCTCATTGCCTGTGAAAATTTTTTTCGTCTCAAATTCGTTGTACATCACTCTTTCTCCTTCAGTGCATTTTCAGCAATGTCGTATGCTTCCATGTCTGACCCAGTGACATGGCAAATTTTCTTCAACGCTTTCCTCAACCGCACAATCTCGTCGGCCCCATCAAATGCGGCTCGACATTCTTCTTCAGCACCGCAGGGTGTTGATTCAAAATTACAGGTGCAGCCGTTCCGCAACCGTTCAACGATATCCATCACTCTTTCTCCAATGCGTCTTGTGCAATTTTTTGTGCTGACTGCATCTTTGCAATCCGGTGAAGCACTTTTTTTACTCGATTGGTTTCTTTGATAAACACGTCCATCAATTCAAAAGCTAGTTTCTTGTCTTCCCGTAGCTTGATGATTTCATCTGCTGCCTCGGCACACCACTCACCTTCCTGACTCCAACTGATGTCAACAGTTCGCAGCCGTTCAACAATGTCGGTCACTTTAATAACTCCCTTATTCTGTCGTGTATCGTCATCATTACTTCGTTGTCTTCGGCATTAGCTTCTTCAAGATCCAATGCGTTATTAATCTTCACACGCAAGTCATCCATGCGTAGCCGCTCGGCAGCCAACTTGTTCTGCATATCCATGTATGCCGTCTTCCATTGATCTATAATTGTCTGTTGTTTCATGTGAATCACCAATGCGTTTGTGGCTATCCCGACTGCCGTGCCAATAACTAGCAGGGCAATCGGGCCTAGTACCGTGATGGGGTCGATCATTTCTTCATAGACTGCTTCACTGATGCAGCAATCTGGTCATCTAGATCAGACAGAACAACCTGCAACTGTGTTGCCTTGGCGGCATCCGGTAACTTAGTCTCGGCGAACTGCCCTGCGAACCCGACATAGGCAGCCAGATCAATCCAACTGTCCTGATGCGTCCTTTGGTTAGCAATCCTAGCTAGTTTCACAGCCATCATCACAACCGATACATCGTACGCAGAAATATTTTTGCCTAGAATTGTGCCAGCAATAGTTGCCGCCCTTGTGAATGATGAACTAGCATCACCGTAATCCTGATGGCGGTCCTCTATAATACTGAGAGATTGAGTAAGAATGTCTTTGTGATTCACTTGCCTGTTCCTTTTTCTTTTGTTCAAGGGCTGATCGCCCGGTAGGTGGCTTGCCGTATAGAGTTACATCATTGCCCTCAGCTAGTTCCTTAACGATCCTGTCTCGCTGTTTCTTGAACTCTTCCTCATTCGACTGCGATAGGGACTGGAACTCTCTCTGCGGGTTGTCTCTGTTCTTTATGTCTTGGTTAACCCACTCTCCGACTGTGGAGTATGGTACGCCAGTGATCCGGCATACCTGTGCTTGTGATCCAAACTTCTTGAAAAGATCCAAGACATTTTGTTTATCTTGGTCAGTCCACTTCGTCATGCAAGTTCCTCGTATCGCTTGGAATACTCATCATTCAGTGCTTCACGCCATGCTACAGGCCAGTCTTTAACTTCGTCAATCAGGCCGACCTTGAGGTCACGCAGCATATCCTTGGTAGTGGCATCTCTGATCAGCCGTTCTACCTGCTTCCAACGGTCGGGATTGTCCTTCTTGATGCCATTGCTGCTCTTTGTAGGTGCAGTTGGAACCTCAGACACAACCCGATTAGGACGGTCGATAGCACCCTCGCCATCGTCATCCGTTGGTGGCAGCATGAACAGGCTCATCAACGAGTAGCGAGAGGCATAGGTGATAGCAGAGCCAGCACCTTGGGCATCCCGCTTTGTCAGTGGTATCTCGAACCGTGTCGTCATCGACTGTCCAGAGATATGCGAGATAGTAGTCGTGACTTCGAGACAACCATGCTCGGTCATCCGACCTGGTGCCTGTGTTACGATCAGCCCGTGTTCCTGTAGATGTGGTCTCAATGTGTCAATGACGGCCTCTAAAGACGCATAACGGTTGCTAAAGTAAGGATTGCTGCTGTCACGCTTCACGCCCGTCAGCGCACCCTGTACGCCGTGCATTGCAGTGATCAACTTATTACTTGGTATCTCGGTCATAGATCTACTTCCTCTGGGTATACTAAAATAAGATTTTTGTTTGCTATCTCGGTAGCCATGAGAA